CCTGGCGACCGCGGCGGCATCGTTGGCCATGCCGCTCACGGTGGCGGCGACTACGCTCCCGCAGTCCGGGGGAACGGCCCAGCCGACACCGACGGAACTGGCATACAACAGTCAGCGCCGCGGAGGTGTCACGATGAGCAAATTCTGCGACACGATCGAGATACACATCGCCAACGCCGACGGGAAGGGCTACAATCAGATCGAGGAGGAAGTCACTGCCGTACTGAAAAAAGTCTTGGACGAATATGAAGCATAAGTATAACATCGAGCACCTGCTGCAGTCGATCATCGGCTATAAGGGCCTGCCTTATCCGGGAGCCTTTTTCCCGAATCGTCCGGCCGGCAGCTACACCGGGGACAACTTCGACATCCCGACCTCTCCAGCTCCGCAGCAGGAGCTCGTGAAAGGTACGCGCCTGTACAAGAAGGATGCCCTGGGCAGGTGGTACTTCATGCCCGTATTCATCAGGCATCAGGACATACGGGGCGAGGATCACACCCTCGAGCTGGAGAACGCCGTGATCAGCATTACCGGAACCAAGAACATCGTGCGCACGCCCCTGGTAGGCCGCCGCGGGTCGGTCAAGGAGCTAATCAGCATCGGGGATTACAAAATCTCCGTCGCGGCCTTCATCCGCTCCACCGACGGCAGTTATCCCGAGGCGCAGATTGCGCGCATGAAGGAACTTTACAACATCAACGAATCGGTCGAACTGATCTGCGTGCTGACGGACCTGCTGCTCGACGAGGGCGACCGCGTCGTGATCACGGACATCCAGTACCCGCCGACGCCCGGTGTGGAGGATGGCCAGGCGGTGACGATCGAATGCGAAACAGATTCACCTTTTGAACTGATCCTGCAATAGCCATGTATCTACCGTGCAGTAAAATAACCATCGGAAGCAAGTATTTCGGCGGAGTGCATGACATCAAGATCAAGCGCTCGATCCATACGATCGGGGCCACGGCTTCGGTGAAGGTTCCGGTGACGGCGGTGCTCCGGCAGACTGGGACCCCTCCGGCCTACGTCGAGACTGCACAGGTGATCAAGGCGGGCGATCCGGTGGAAATCCAGCTCGGGTATGACGGACGCCTGTACACCGAATTTCGGGGTTATGTGAAGCAGCTGAACTTGCAGACGCCCCTCGAGATCGTTTGCGAGGACGAGTTCTACACCACCCGCCGCCGGAATGTCACGCTGCAGGGGAAGACCACGCTCGCTGCTGTTTTGAAAGCCTGCGGCCTGCAGGTGGGATATGCCGCGACGCTGACCCTCGAGGCGTTCCCTGCGGACAATAAGCCCGTGGCGTGGGTCCTGGGACAGTTGCAGACCAAGTACGGCCTGGCGGTATGGTTCGACCTCGAGGGGCGTGTCTACGCCTGCGAGCCTTACAAGGTCGTCGGCGATGCCGTGAAATACCGCCTGCGCTACAACGTGGTGAAGGACGACGATCTGAAATATCAGCGGGCCGAAGACGTGAAGCTGAAGATCAAGGCCGTGTGCATCTACAAGGACGGGACGAAGGTCGAGGCCGAGATCGGTCCGAAGGACGGGACGGAGAAGAAGCTGTACTTCTATGACGTGAAGGATCAGCAGGAACTGGCAGCCCTGGCGGCGGCAGAATTGAAGCGATACAGCTACGACGGTTATGCAGGCAGGATCACCGCCTTCCTGCAGCCCTATGCCGCCCCGTGCATGGTGGCCGAGATCGAGGACGAGGTCTACCACGAGCGGGACGGACGGTATTACATCGAAGGAGTAGAAACAACCTACGGGACGGGCGGAGCACGCCGGACCGTGGAAATAGGGATAAAAATATGAGCAGCGAGAAAGAGATACGCGAGGTCCGCATGATGTTATCAGAGCGGTTGCGCAATGCGGCAAAGGCGGCCATGTACGGCACGGTCAAAAGTGTCGACGAGAACGCCAGGACGTGCGACGTGCAGATCGGCGGCATTGTTTACGAAGGGGTGCTGCTGTACTCCGTCGAGAAGGAGAACCTGCGCGGGAGGGTGCTGATCCCCAAGAGGGAGAGCGCGGTGATCGTCGCCCGGATCGACGCGAGCGACCGCTTGTATGTGGCGTTGTTCTCCGAGATCGACAAGGTGATCTTCACCCTCGGGGATCAGGTGACCATGACCTGCGACGGGGAACGGATCGAGGCTTCGGCCCCGAAGATCGTCCTGAACGGCGGCGAGCTGGGCGGACTGATCAACATCGAGCCGCTCACCCGCAAGATCAACGACCTGATCGAGGCCTTCAACACGCATACGCACACCATTCCCTCGGGAGCGGTGGCCGTGACCGGAAGCGCATCGGCGCAGAACAATCCCAAGCCCGTAGAGGTTCCCGCCCCGGCATCGAAGCACGACAAGGTCCGGCGCGGGGATTATGAGGACACCAACGTAACGCACTGATACGATGATCGACATTTTACAGACATCGACGGGGGACGTGGAGCTGTCCGACGATCTGATCCGGACCGAGGCGACGGAGCAGCACAAGCGGGACCTGCTGCTGGCAAGCCAGGGCGATTTCAAGGAGGCGCCCACCGTCGGCGTCGACTGTGTATCGTTCCTGCATGACACCGATCCGGCGGACTTCCTCCGAACCGTGCGCAAGCAGTGCGAGCGCGACGGAATGCGGGTCGATGCCATAGACTACGATACGGACGGAACATTGACGATAAGCGCAGAATATGACGACAGCAACAGTTAAGGCCCGGCAGACGGTCTACGACATCGCCCTCGAGCAGTATGGAACCTGCGAGGCCGTGGGCGAAATCCTTGCCCTGAATCCGCAGATCGCCAACGATCCGGAAGCCCTCGTGCAGCTGGGGATCGACAGCATCGGCGAAACGGGGTTTTACCTGGATGTGGCCGTTGCACCGGGGACGCAGCTGCGCATCGACGACGAAAGCGGCCTGATGCGCAAGAACACGCTCAAAGAGTTGGGAAACGACATAACAACCTACCGATATGGCCAGAACGATTAACGACATACAGCAGTCGATCATCACCGACCTGCAGACCTATTTCCCGAAGCTCTCGACCTCGAAGGTCGCCGAGTGGCGGCTGTGGACCTATGTGGTCGCAGCGGCGATCCACGCCTTTGAAATAATTCTCGATCTGTTCCGCCAGGAGGTCGACGAGCTGACGACCAAGATCACCCCGGGCACTAAATTGTGGTATGCGGAAATGTGCTATCGCTTTCAGAACGGGCACACGCTGGTATTCGACAAGAACACGGCGCAGTTCTACTACGAACAGGACGATCCCGACAGCCGGATCGTGAAAGTCGTGGCTGTGAACGAGGCCTACAAGATGATTTCGATCCGCGTGGCCAAAACCGACGGAGAGGGCCGGATCATCCCTCTGGACGACAGCGAACGCCGCAACCTGACCGACTACATCGACACGATCCACACGACGGGTATTCCTACGACGATCGTAAGCACGACTGCCGATACGATACGTTACAACCTGGTGGTGTATTATGACCCGGCAACCCCCTCGAGTGTTGTACGCGAGAAGGTCGAACAGGCCCTCGAGACGTTCAAGACCTCGCTGTCATTCGATGCCGTATTCTATGCCCAGCGGCTCGTAGACGCCGTCATGCACGCCGAAGGTGTCGTGACGGTAAAGGTCGTAAGGCTCGAGCATAAGACCAGCGCCGGGGCGGACTTCGCCCCCGTCGATGTGTTGGCCGAACTGGCCGCAGGGTATTTCGAGTACGCAGCCGAGGGGAACACGCTGACCCTGACATCTACCAAATCGCTATGAGGAACTATAAGATAGACTTCCGGAACCAGGTGCGGCAGCTCCTGCCGGAACACAAGCGTCAACCCGTCCGTCTGCGGATTCTGCGGGCCTTTGTAAAGCCGCTGGCGGACCTGTTCGCCGCCTTCAGCCTGTGGCGCGACGAAACCCGTAAACTGCTCAACGTGACCAATCAGGAAGGAGTGCTCGAACAGTTCCTGCGCAACAAATACGGAGCGGCGGACATCACGATCGAATCCTACCGTGAAACGGGGTTTGCGGTCGGGATACGCTCCGAAGGTGTGGGCGTGGCAGTCCCCGTGGGACTGAACAGGGGCGAAGGTACTCCGGCGGTAGTATCGCTCCGGGGAGAGAACCGCGAGCAGTTCGGGGATGTGGACTTCATCGTCCATATTCCGGCAGGTGTCGATGCCGAACAGATACGGGCCGACATCGAGAAATACAGGGCCGCTTTAACAACGTATAAAATAGACCAAAGATGAAAAGACAAACACAAGTGCTCGGCGTCCGTAACTGGTACGGCGATGCGTTCGTATCACTCCAGGAGGAGCCGCTGAAGGTGATCGACGGCTTCTTCTCCCAGTACGGGGCTTTTGTCCTTTCCGGATGCGAGGTGAAGGCAAACGGCAGCAAGTACGACATAGCGCCCGGTCTGGTCGTGCTCGAAGGGTCCGGGGCCGACAATGCGACGGTCAAGGTCGTCGTGCCCTTTGCCGGGATTACTGCGACAGCCCTGCCCGTCTACCTCACACTGGGCTACGAGACCGAAACGGATGTCTACAACGATGGCAACGTCAAGCCCATCGCCCACATCTACAAGGCTGTGGCAACAACCGTAAAACCTGCGGGCAGCTATGTGCAGATCACCCGGGACGGCGGCGTGCGGTTCATCGACGCGATTCAGGATGCTACACATCGGCTGATCACTGATAACGAGCGCCGGAGCTGGAACGAAAAAGTCGACAAAGTTTCCGGCCAAGGTCTGTCGACCAATGACTATACCAATGAAGATAAAAAACGGGTTCAGGGAACAGCCTATTATGATTATGTCGTAGATAGTAATGAGAAGTTGGCGGGACTGAAAAATAATCCAGAAGCAACAAACGTCCTGATAAAAAAAGGCGAATGGAGTTACGACAGCCCGGACAGATACGGAATAAGATTGCATCCCAACACCAAACGGATTAGCGGAGAAGTTGGTAGTATCATATCGGTGACGAATGCTGAATATTGCCTTTCCTACGAAGTGAAGCCGAAGGTATCGGCCGAATATTGCGTACGAAATGTAACGATAAAAACATCGGAAAATAATAGCGTTAGATTATTTTATAACATGGTCAACCTGACAAATTGTATAGGTTGTAGAGCTATTACAGGAGCGTCCAGTGCTGCGCATATTTTTTCAGATTGTAACAATCTGTATCGTTGTAGCGGATCGTCCGAAAAAGATGTGGATAGCCTCTTCTATAAGTGCGAAAATATGATACAGTGCAATGACATAAGTTCGGTCAACACTGTCACGGTTTACAGCTGTACAAACGTTTTTCAATGTGAGGGAAATCGCTTTCAGCATAGTGATTTCGTAAGTTATTGTTCCGGTAAAAATTTCAGTTCTTGCTATTCCGGCAATAAAGAACTCGGGCCTACTTATTATGCAGCTAATACGTTAAACGGAGGCTGGAATAGAACAGTATTATGAAAATCGTTTTGAATAAATACATACCTTTCGGGTCCTTCGCCGGGATCAACTACTTCGGCCTGGTGTTCGTGAAGCGCCTGTTGTTGCCTGATGAACGGAACCACGAAGCCATACACACCCGGCAGCAGATCGAGTGGCTGATCCTCTACGCGACGGCGCTCCTGGTGCTGATTCCTGCCTGCGGATTATCCTGGCGGTGGCTCTGTACTGTGCCGATCTGTTACCATGTCGTCCTGTACTGCACCCTTTGGGCCCTCGAATGGTTGCTGCCGCCATACGACACGGCATACCGAGACATAGCCCTCGAGCGGGAGTGTTACGACAACCAGGCCGATCAGATGTATCTGAAACGCCGCAAATGGTTCGCATGGGTTAAATACCTGTTTAAACGACCTGTAAAATGATACCGAAATTACCGATATATGCCAAAGGCGACAGCATGGGGATTGCTGTATATCCGACGGGAGTTTCTCTCGAAGAGGTGGAGATCGACATGTTGGTTTACACGACCGGGAACGGGCCGAGAATTTACGGATCGACGCAAGGCAGCGGGCTGCCGATCGTCAAAGAAACCGATCGGGCTGTGTTCAATATCCCATCCTCGGAAACCGGAAAACTCGATGCGGGTATCGCAACGCTCGAAACGACCTATACTGTAAAGGCGTCAGGTTATAAAAAAACGTTGACCAACCGATTACTTATACTTACAGATACAAAAATAATGGATTTTTATGGATGATAAACTAACCCATATTATCCTGACAGATCATGCTTTGCGTTATGGACTGGACGGAAAGTCGGCCTATGAGATCGCACAGAAGTATGGTTATGAGGGAACCGAACAGGAATATGCAGAAGGACCTGTCATCGCAAAAGACAAAGCTAATAAGGCTGCTGATAGTGCGGATAAGGCTGCTGATAGTGCAAAAAAATCAGCCTCAAACGCCGACCAGCAGGCTGCGCGTGCGAAGTCTCTTGCGGACCACCCTCCGAAGATCGTAACGGTCGACGATACGAATTACTGGGCCTTCTGGGATGAAGCGACCAAAGACTATATCACCTCGTCCGTCCGCTCGGATGGCGGTCCGATCTTCGCCACGTTCGACATTGATCCGGCGACAATGCTCCTGGGTGTGAATTACCAGTCCGGCTACGGCCACGGTTCCGAGTTCGAACTCAAGGATGATGGGCATTTGTATTACGAAATTAACGACTGACAGATATGGCAAAGACAAATTTAGGGAAAGTGGGCCTTACGCCCAAAAAGGCGTATTCGGCGGATACTACATACGAGCGCCTGGACTTCGTGACAGCAGGCGATTCGTCCTATGTTTCACTCCAAGACAACAACCTCGGACACCCGGTGACGGACGGGGCTTGGTGGCAGGTTTTGGCCTCCGGGGCCGCTTCGACGGATGCCGCAACAGCCGCCCTCGCCGCTGCCGCCGCAGCTCTCGAAGCCGCCGCAGCGGCCGCCCCTGTCGTTGTCAACGTCGAGGGTGCGGATGTCACGATCAACGTCGAAGGCAACCACAAATACATCTGCGGGGAGCTGACCTCGCTCAAGATCGGGACCGTGGAGAAGTCGGCCCGAACTTCGGCGATCTTCTTCACATCGGGAAACGTTGCCACGGAACTCACCTGGTCGGATAACCTCGTGGACATCATCGGCTACAAGACCCCGGCGCCGAACAAGGCCTACGAGATCAATATTGAGGAACTCCGCGCAATCATCGAATAGCCATGGACCGCAGACGAAGTTTGTTGAAGATCGCCGCGCTGCGCAGCGAGCGCGAGCGGCAGGAGGGGGTGAATTGCACGAAAGGGTATCTCCAATCACAGGACGCCGGACTGCTATTCGACGGCCCGCGAACTCTTGAGTGTTTTTTCAAGTACATCCCCAGCGATAAAATACAAGTGATAGCCGGGTTTGGCATTTCCATGATTGAAATTTACGCCCTGACGACAAATAAGCTTCGCGTCTATTGCGGGGGCGGAAACGCGACAGTAGACATTGTTCCAGGGGATAGCTATCTTGTTGATGTTGCCTACGACGGTACTACGGCGATATGCTATCTGAATGGGGCGGAGGCGGCTCGATTCCCGGTTACGGGATACAAGATCACGGATTTATTCAGGACCGGCAGCAATATATATATCCCCCAAGGCTCGCTCGTATTTTGCCGCCACTACAACTACGCCTTTTCCGCGGAAGAAGTAGCCGCACACTACAACAACGGCGATCCTGCAGGGTATGTGGTACCGTTAGCCGATAAATATCGTTGGGAAGCCTCTGAATCTAACATTGGAAATATCAGGTTCTATCCTAATTATGAAGGGTCCGGTGTTACCTCTTATTTAGAGGATAATGCTAATGGTTTCACGGGTCGATACGCACATATAATTTCGGGATCGTCAGGTTTATTGTCGGTATACAGCTATCGATTCATGGGGCATCCGGTCGGATGTGTTGTTGAAGCTAAATTCAAGTATCGTAGTAATGCTCTCGTACGCGTTCTGGAAGGCAATCGTATTCTTCCTATCAATATGGAGGATGCGGCTGACGCCACGATTGTATATCGCACAACAGGAACTAATATCACTGGTTTTAGTGTAACTGTACCAAATGCCGATGCAAATTCATGGGTCGAAATTCAACCTGTGTCGTTACGAACGCTCGGCTGCATCGCCGAGTATTTGCCGCAGAACCTTGTGGGACAATGGTATGAGAAACCGTTTGAGATCACGGGTATAACTACCTATACATGGACCGGAGAAACCGATCATGTTTACTATCAAGAGCTTTTATTGGGAAGATTTATTCAAACGGGAGCGGTCGTGATGATTAAAGGTTCTGTGTCCGATTATCAAAGCGGAGAACCTTTCGTATATGTAGGGAATAGGCAGGGGATGATCCCTGCGCAAAATGGGAGTTTTACGCTCAAGGTCATCAACAACCGGGACAATATCGACCGTATCTATTACTATGGCGGGACTGTGAGATCTGATCGACGGTTGACGATTACCATAAATAGTGTCGAGCTGATTCCCGATGTTGCCTTGTCCTGGCTCGACAGCGCCAATCAACTCCCGCTGAACGACGAATACCTGCCACCGTTGTTTGAATCTATCGTGATCGGTGATGCAACTCCCATACATATTACGGGTGAGAATTCCTATACATGGACGGGGGCGGATGACAGGACTTATGGAAAATTGATTCTTATATCCAGAACGTTGAACGTCGGTTCTTGGTATCGCATATCGGTCACGGTATCCGACTATGAAGCCGGAAGCCCATTCATCAATATATCCGGTACAGACTCGGCATCTATTCCAGGCGCAAACGGGACGTACGAGTTAGACCTCGCGTATACAGCTGATTACCCAAACAGAATTATTCTGTATGGCGGACCATCCGGAACAGATCGTCGTCTGACATTAACAGTCAATAGCATCGAGCCTATTGTCGAGCACAGTTATGACCTGATTGCAAACGGAACGCCGCAGATAATCATCAAATAAACCGAAAACAATGAACAACTACGCAAAACTGATCGACGGGCGTCTGAAGTACGCGCCCAATTCAATTCGGACCGCCGAAGGGCTGGTCTGCAATCCGCGGCCGGACAAACTGATCCCGCTGGGATACAAAGAGGTGGTTTGGGGCGAGCAGCCGGAACCGTCCGACCCACCGAAGCATTACCGGGAGGTCTACACAGAGGAAGATGACCGCATTCGGGTCGGCTGGGAGGAATACACGCCCGATCCGGAGCCGCAGCCTGATCCCGAACAACTCCGAGAGGCCGCATACCGTGTCGAGGCGGACCAATATCTGATGGCCTACGAGGGCTATCTGGCCGAGGGCAAGATACTCGAAGCCGACGAGCAGAAGGCACTCTATCTTGCCAAGAAGGCCGAGATCAGGGAGCGATTCCCGGATAAGTAACCTGTCGGTCGAACTCTCGAAATACCACAAATATATGAAAAGACTTATCAATAAACTCGTCGGATGGCTCAACGCCATCGCTAAAGACAAATACCAACACTTCGCAGTCGGGGCGGTCATCGCCTCCGCGGCGCTGATCGTGGCCGTGCCGTTGGGCGCCTGGTGGCGGTGGTTGCCTTTGCTGGTGTCGATGATCGCCGTAATGACGGCCGCCGTTGTCAAGGAGCGCAAGATCGACCCGAAAGCCGACATGCAGGACATTCTATGGACGCTCGTAGGAGGAGGTATGGTGTGGCTGGCAATCTTGGCTGCTATTATTTTTGGATAAAAATACCCCAAGTTACTACAATTATAAATAGAGATAGGGGGTAATCCAAGTTTAAGGGACGTTTAAGCATGTTTTAAACGTCCCTTAAATTTTGCTTTTTTTGTCGATATTTCAAGATCGGAGGTTGAAATCCGATTATTTCAAAGTGGAATTTTCGAAATGCCGATTATATCCTGCCGAGAAGTGCATACAGAGCACAAAAAGAAAATCCCGTAATTCGCAGAATTACAGGATTTTTCTCATAACTACTTTGTTTTCA